ACTATAATTTTTCTGTGCTGAGAATTGAACCCCAGTGACACTAGTACCTGGATAGTGTGTGTCAAAACCCTCTAGTACCCATTTGCCGCCGCGCTTTGTTGCCTTTGTGTATACCTGCACTAGTGCACCATTATTAAGTATGGAACTTGCAGCTTCACTAAAGTCAGTGGATGTGTTTATTTTTTCAGCAACCTTATGTGCAATACTTGCAATTAAATGGAAGTACAACGATGTAGATTCTGGTTTTTTTGTAGTTCTACCATCTGCTAGACTAATAAGATTACTGGTTAAACCAAGGGATTTAAGACGATCTTTGTTACGCAGGTCAACTGGGGCAGATCCTTTAAGACCCTTTATAACTTGTGCCTCGGCTGGATCAATCACACCATACTTTACACCAAGAAACAGTGGCGCACCAGACTGTCCAGCAACCTGTAGGTCACTTATAATGCCAATAACTTCGCTATATTTGTTCTTTAATTTACGACCTTCTGGTGTATCACCTAATTCATTAATACAATCGGTTAAGTTTTTTATTGATGCTTCTGCACCCTTATTACCCTTACTAGATACTTTTACATATCTGCCATCTGGCAACTCAAGACGGCTATCAGATAGACCAGCATTCTTACTACTATCAAAATTAATCCTAGTACCCGCAAAACCCTCGGGATCAAGGAATTGTTCGGCTGCTACACCAGCATTTCCACTATATACACCGGTGTGTAATGCTATAGGTTGTAGTATCTCACAGTAGTAATCCCGGAAAGCGGTAAAGCTGCCACCTGGTGGTTCTTTAATCTCATATGGTAGACTACCACCAGTAGCCACATGGTGGGCAACATGGTAGAGTGGATTATCTGTACCTAATTTTGCTGCTAACTGATTCATTATATCTGATACCGTTAGGTCTCCACTCTTGGTAAGTAGATCCTGTGGTGTTAGTCCTGCACGTGTTTTTTCTGCTGCTTTACCGCCATATTTGTATTTGCCTAGTATAGTGTTTGAAACATAATTATCAGTGGGGTTCGCTTTAGTTTTTTGTAGATATGTACCCACGTATAATTTATCACCACCATCAGTGAATGTGGCAACAGCAAATCCGCCAGTTCGGGAAGTGCGACTATTTTCCCAACTTATAGTTCCATTACTGCGTTCAAAGTCAGCAATCTCTACATCCAGATCGCCCGGCTCTAGTGCACCACCCTCGGCTGGGAAAAAGTTGATGCTATCAAAAGTTATGGTATTACCACCCTCATCCTTGAATATGTCACCGGGCTTGCGGCCAGCAAGCCCTGTACTCTCATTTAACCCTTCTATTGTCTCTAATAGTTGTCTTAGTACTAACGGTTCCAAAATAATATCCCCAGTAATTTTATATTTATCCCGCCTGGTTGTTTAACTAATCGTAATATCTTCCATGCCGGCCGTCCTGAGGCGGACAATGTGGCCCATCTGCCATTGCTTAGCTTCAAGCCCCTTCATAATACCTAACCATCTATTTCGTAGGAGTGCAACCTCGTTGACTAGGGTTTCCATATCAACAACATCCTGTTCTGCATCGCAATAGCGTTCGGCATCACGGCTGGTAAGTGCCCTGGCATAACCTTCAAGATACTTCTTAAACGCTAGTGACCTAGTTTTACGCAATTGTATATTAAGATAATTTAATACTGATTCTATTACCTGTAATTGATTGAATCGGTGTTCGGTAATGCCAGGTAGTGCTGATATATTTTTTTCTAATACACCTTTAATGCCACACTCCATCTTTGCTATACCCAATTCACCCTCAAAATATTCAATAAAATCAGGAAGTATAGATAAATCCTGGGTTATCCTTGTGTACCAATTCATTTATACTCAATCAGTCCATTGATCATCATCAATATCATCAATATCATCACTGATATCATCATAGTCACCATCGTCAGCATGATATTTTATTACATCCTGTACATCTGGATCACCATCAAATGCATAAGTGATATCATCTAGATCATACCCATCATTAAGTAGTAGGTCGACCAGGCTATCAGCAAGTTGGCTCCTATCATCGTATGGTATCGCTTCCCTAACTAAACCCCAAATATCTGCTGCTAATTGAATACTCATCTAAGTTCTCCGAGATTATAATTCAAAATATTTATTCAACAAAACTGTCATTAGTAAGTAGTGCTTTAGAAAAATCAGCCATTAATTTATCAAGGCACCCATCTTCATTTGATTCCCACCCCTTACGAAAATATTTTAGAATATCACCCCCAGTAGTTGTATAAACCAATCTATTACCATCTTTCTTAAGTAGGCCTTTGCCCTCTGCTAGGTCCACTAGTCCAGAGTATGGATTCATGCCAGTTTCATAAGGGATCTTAATTTGTACACTTTCAAATGGTTTAGCATACCGTGTTTTCATTACTTTACAGGCGGACCGGATACCTCTAACTTCACTAACTTTGTTTCCATCTTCATCCTCTTTTAGTTTTAATTTACGCATAGCAACAACAATACTACTTGCATAAATGAAACCTTGGCCGCCACTAATCTTATCATCTGGATCAAACATATCCTGGCTTGCATATGTGTGATTAGTTGCAATCATGCCAATATTAAGAGAACCAAACATGTTTACACAATTACGCACTAGAGCGGTAAGTGCTTTTGGTTTTCTACCCATGTCGCCCTTAAGATCACCACCCTCAAATTGATTTACATCCGTGGGGGTAAGTAGCATACCAAGACTATCAATAATAAAGAGAACCTTTGGACGATCACCCTCGGGTAGTTCTTTATAACTAGTAACAAACTGGCTAATTGTTTTAGCAACATCGTCAATCATTGACATGTTCAATTTTAGTAGTTTATCTTCACCAGTATCAACACCTAGTGCTTTCAACCAATCCTCATCTAGGGCATTTTCACTATCAACTAATACTACATAAATCCCCTGCTGCTGGGCATGCCGTACAAGATTTCCAGAACAGATGTATGATTTGCCTGAACCACTCTCTCCAGCAAATACAGTAACCTTACCAAGGGGTATACCCTTATTGAAATCACCGGAAACTAAGTAATTTAGTGCATAATTACCAGTGCTGATCCAATCGGTTGGATCATTAAAGCCAATACTAAGACCTTCAATACTTTTTGTAATATCTTTACGAAATTTTGAAACGTCAAATGGACGAGCCATATCTTTAACTCCTATATATTTTAAATAATGATAACAGGGTTAAACCCTGTTATCTATTGTAGTGGTTAAATATCTACCACTATATTTTTATCCGCCGTTACTGGCCACTTGTTTATGTGCGTATGGTTGAAATACCTCTTTATCAATGATATCAGGGTTAGATTCAGCCATTCTTTCAAAGTCATAACTAGTGGGGTAGTGTCTTAGTACTCCACGTGCACGTTGGCGTACTATTCCGGGAACACGTGGTGTCTTTCCAGGATCACATAGTTCTTCAAGTAATTTCTTACCTTGTAACAGGGCGCGATAGCGTTCATCAGGTAGTGTCATTTTATATCTCCAGAGTTGGGGGCACAGGGCCCCCTACAGCCTTATGCAGGCTTATTTTGTCTTTCCCGGATCATACGTAGGATATCCTGGGTTTTATCACCGCTGACAGGTGCTTGACTCTGGGATTGCTGCTCTACTTCTGGCTCACTATCCTCCTCAACTACCCTGCTAGCCACTACAGTGGTAACTGGAGTAGACTGTTGCTTTTCGGCGGGTGACTCTTCACTCCTGGTATTGCTAACCTGCAAACCCCATGGTTTGTAGTATGCACCCCACTTATCTGGATCATAGGGGCGGCCAGAAACACTTGCATCAAACATTTCCCGGATAATACGCTTTTCAGCATCGCTTGGCTTCTTTGGTAGAAATTCACGTAGATTGAATAGTCCATGTGCCTCAATTGCTGCTTGCTCAACCTCAGTAAGGGCAGATTCTTTACGTGCCCAACCACTAGTGGAATAGTCAGCATAGCCACCCTTTTGTGATTTTACAATCTTAAAGTCTAGTCCACGCATGTAATCGGTTGGTAGTTCCTCAATTTCAGGATCCATTAGACTTGCTTTGATAATAGCAAAAATTTGTGGACTAATAACAAAC